GTCAGGTCAGTAGACATGTGATCAGGTAGATGATGGTCCAGAATACAACAGCGACCAGAGCCCACACAATGGCGGCCTCCGGTCGCTCGTCGTGGCTCACGCCGACGTGCCGTTCAGCTTGTCGCTGTTGCGGCGTCCGATGGTGCGCGGGTCGTCGCTGGTGTCCTGGCTCTCCAGCGGCCCGCGCTGGTTGCACCACAAGACGGACATGCCCGCGTCCTCGGCGATCAGCGCGTGCACCGTGCCGCTGCGCACGGTGACCGGGACGACCTCGCCGCCCTCGTAGCCGCGCGCCTTGTCGATGATGGCCTTGAGGTCGGGGAACTCCAACTGGTCGGTGATCTCCTTGAACGCGCGGAGCAACAGCTTGCCTGCGTCCTTGGTGACGCGGCGCGGGTAGCTGAAGTTCTTCTGCACGTTGGCGGGCTTGTAGTTGGAAGACCGCAGGCCCTTGACCTGGGCTTCGAGCTTGGTGACGCGCTCTTCAAGCGAGCGCAGGAGTTGAACGTTGTTCATGGTTCTCTCGGGTTCAAACGGAAGTAAGGGGGGAACGAAAAGGCGGTGGTTGCTCAACATGATGTCGATCGGCTGGAATCTCAGAGCGAACGCTCAGGCCCACAACCACCGCGGCTAGACTCGGGAAGTTCTCGAAGGCCGCCCGAGCCCGGCGCACTATGCGATGGGGCTGGGGACCTCGTGGTTCTTGGGGTAGGGACGCTTGCCGTAGAGACGGTTGCGGGTGTCGATGACCGACAGCGTGAGGCGCGTCTGCGCACGCCTACCGATCCGGTCCGACCAATCGGACCACACCGGCATCGGGTCGAGCCGCTTGGCCCGGACGTCGACCGCGCGCTGGCTGATCTGCTCAGCGATGGGGTAGACCGCGACGACACGGCCGCGGCGCTTCTTGGCCTTGCTGGTCGGGACCTTCTTGCCGGTCAGGCCGCACACGGCCTTGTTGCCGCGCACGACGATCCAGTGGTTGGCCGCGATGACGAGGTAGGTCCAGGTGCGCTGGCTGGCCGTCCGGCCGCGCAGCCACTGCGCAAGCGTCGGCTTGCCCTCGACGTGGCTGGGCGCCAGCATGACGTAGCCCAGGTGCCGCAGCGCGCGGCGCACCTCGTCGGGGGTGCTGCCGCGAACCTCGCAGTTGGGCATGCGCGACTGGTCGAACAGCATCCAGGCGTTGGCGCACTGGCGGCTGCGCCCGGTGATCGCGCTGATGGCAGCAGGGCCGCACCAGCCCGGCTTGGCGCCGCGGTAGAGGTCAGGGTTGGAGGTGATGTCGTGGAGGTTCATGGGTTCTCGTTGGTTAACTGGAAAGCCCCGCTCGGGGCGGGGCTCATTGTATCACACGGCTCGACGTATGTCAAGCCCCTCTTGACGAGCCGCCCTACAGGGCGGCGGCGGCTTCGGCGCGGGCGATCAGGTCGGCCAGGATCGTGCGGTTGAGGTCGGCGCCCGCGCCCGCGACGTTCTGGACCTCGCGGCTGCCGTCGCGGCCACGGTGGTGGCTGATCCAGTTGGTCGCCGCTTGGTAGGCGCCCCACAGCGAGCCCGGGTCAGCACCGGCGCCGGTGTGGTAGAGCCGCTCGACGTGGTCGGCTTGGTTCTGGGCGCGCGTCGTGCGCTCAGAGGCCTCGTCGCGCGGGAACCACTCGTCGAGGATGGCCTGGAAGCCGCGGTCGTTGAGCGGCGTGTCGGCCAGCTTCTGAAGCTGCTCGATCTGCGTCTCGAAGCCGTCCATCTCGCGGCGGATGGCGATCACCATCTGCTGGAAGCGGTCGGTGATCGACTTGGTGTGGCGCATCTTGCTGCGCGAGAGCGCTTCGGCGCGGACCATGCCGTTGGTGCAGACCAGCACGAGGTCTTCCGACGTCGTGATCATGTTGCGGCGGCCGATGAAGTTGTCGAGCACGACGATGCGGTGCTCGACGACCTCGCCGACGTTGCGCTGGGTCTTGACCTCGCCGACGCGGCCGGTGCGCGCCTTGATCATCAGGTCGGCCCCGCCGTTCCACGACTGGCAGCGCAAGTTCTTGGGCTGGACGTAGCCGCGCTCCAGCAGTTCCTCGAACACGCCGACCGTGACGGACGGCTGCACAATGGTCTGCGCGCTGCCGACGAGGCCGATGGCCTGCTGGGTCTTGCTGTTCCAGGCGACGCGGCCGATCGTGTCGGGGACGATGCGGATGCCGTTGTCGCCCTGGCTGGGCTCGGCGACGCGGAAGGCGGGGGTGCCGAAGTTGACGTCGTAGCGGGCGGCGGCGAAGAGATCGTTGTTCGAGTTGGTCATGAGTCTAGTGGAGTCAGGTGTTTCGGCCCTGCGGGTCAACTGACCGGGCCATCATCAGCACGCCGTCTTACGGCGTGGACACCTCCTAGAAGATGCGGTAGCTGCTGAGCCCCTCGGAGTCAAGCAGTTCGTCGATGACACGGAGTTCGCCGACCGCCTCGTAGGAGGCCTTGACGTAGAACTGCACGTCGTTGATGCGCATCGCGTCGCCGCCGTCGATGACGCCGCTCCACCAGTCGCGGAAGCATTCTTCCGTGTTCTTGGCGCTTTGAACCCACTTCTTCAGGTGGACGACCGCCGGGGTCATGATCATGTAGTTCGTGCACCGCTGGCGCCGCATGGCCGACAGGGTGTCCTCGGCGCGGGCAAGGGCACCCTTGAAGTGGTTGATGGTTTCGGCGAGGAGCCAAGTGAGTTCGGACTGAGCGGGGTTGGTCGAGGTGGTCATGGTTTCGAGTTGGTTGTTGTTGAGTGAAAGCGGGGACTGCCCGCACGACCGTTCTAATCCTTCGGCAGACTAGACACAAGTCTAGTGCCTCGAAAAAATGATCGAGTTGACACAAGTCTAGTCTGCTCGCGGAGTTACGCGCGCAATTTTTTATTCGAATGCCTGGGCCAAGGCCACCAGCAGGGGCAGGCCGAGGATCAAAACGGCGAGCGCGAAGCAGGCCGCGGCCGTGTCGCGGCGTTCTTGTGTGGTCATGCTAGGGTCTCCTGAACTGCGGCGGCCTTGCGGAGCAAGACACGCGTCACCAACTCGTCAACTGTCCCGTCCGCGAACACGTGGCGAACACGCGCGCGGCGCTTCTGCCCGATGCGGTGGATGCGCTTCGCGGCCTGAGCCATCTCGCCCGGCGACCAACTCTGCTCGGCGAACAGCAGGTCGTTGCTCGCGGTCAGCGTGATGCCGGTCGACGCGGCCTGCAACTGGCAGAGGATCACCTTGTGCTCGGGCATGGTCTGGAAGTCGGTCACGATCAGCGGGCGTTCGTGCGACGGGGTCGAGCCTTCGATGCGCAGCCTGCAATTGAGCGCAGACTGCAACGCGTCGCCGACTTCCCGGTGGTGGTAGAACACCACCTTCTTCGGGTTCGGCTCCGACTCGATCTCGGTCGCGAGCAGCGCCGCGATCGGCCTGACCTTGGCCAAGCCGCACCAGCGTCGGAACCGAGACATGCCTGCGTCTTCGAGCAGCAAGCGCATGCGCTCGTCGTCGCTGCTGGCCGTCCACTGGTCGTGCAAGATCGTGTCGAGGTTCGCGACCTCGGGCGTGAGCGGCGCGTAGACCGCGAAGCTTTCGTGCCGCAACTCAGGCAGGTCGAGAACCTGCTCAGTCTTGCGACGCAGGAACAGGTCAGACATGCGCCGCTTCAACTCGGCCACGTTCTTGGTGCCGACGATGCGGAACCCGTCGCCGTAGTCGCTCGGCGCGAGTTCGTGGTAGCGAGCGCGGAACGCATGGAACGGCTCGGGGAACTGGCGTTTGTGGTAGCCCTTCAACCACGTGAACAGGTCGACGGGCCAGTTCGGCATCGGGGTGCCAGTCAGGTTCCACGCGTGCATCGGGTTGAGGTCGGCGACCATCCCGTAGAACGCGCGCGTCATCGCGGCCGTCCTGGTCCGCATGTAGTGCGCCTCGTCGAGAATGACGATGCCGGGGGCGACCCTGGTGATCTCTTCGACCACGCGTGCGCTGCGCATCAACGCGTGCGTCGTAATGTAGATGAGCGGGTCGCCGCGGAGCCGCGCGCCGCTCGCCGACTTGACCTGCACGTCGAGGTCGCGCAGCCACGGCAGCACGGTCATGCTCTCTTTCCTCCAGTTGTGCGCTACCGACGCTGGTGCGACAACCAGCGCAGGTCGACGCAGGTCGACGGAACGCCAGACCTGATCGAGCGCGAGCAACGCGGACGTCGTCTTGCCGAGACCCTGCTCGTCGAACAGGGCCGCTCGGTCGCGTTCGGACAGGAACGCAGCCGCGCGAACTTGGTGCGGGTAGGGGTTTCTCATGCCGCCAAGCTAGGTCAAGAAATGGGCAGGTGTCAAGGCTGGCGTCCCGACCGCTTCTCGGGGTAAAGGAAACGGCCCGCCCGGGCAGTAGTCGCCCGGACGGACCGCCATGAGAACCCGTTCGAATGCACAGCGAGGATAGACGATGGAGAGAGAGCCGCAAGTCCCGATGACCCTGATGATGAACTTCAGCCGGTGGATCGTGGCCGACGAGATGGGCAAGCCGATCCCTGGAACAGCATCGGCAGACAGCACCCTGTGGATGAACTACGACAGCGCGTTCGCGCGGCTGGCGTCTGGCGAGGCCGCCGACATCGGCATCGCGTTCACCGGGCGAGCAGAGCGCGACGGCAAATACCTGCTCGCGGTCGACCTCGACAGCGCGCTGGACGACAGCGGCAACCTGCGGCCGTGGGCGGCAGAAGCCCTGGAACTGCTGCCGGTCAGCTACACCGAGCGCAGCCCGAGCGGGCGCGGCTTGCACGTGCTGCTGTGGTCGCGCAAGGGGCACTATGAGCACGGCAAGCGATACATCGCGGACGCCAAACTGAGCACCGACAAGAAAGAGCCGCAGATGCAGGTCTTCGGCGGTATTGACGGGGCCAACTACATGCGGATCACGGGGGACGTATGGGAACAGCGCTT